TTCGTTTGGGAAGGCAAAAAAGGCTCTCTACTGTCGAGCAAGGCAGTTGTTTGAGGCTGGATGGACACTTCAGGCGATAGGAAACGCATTTTCTACCCCCGTTGGGCGTTCTACAGTCCAATATTGGGTCAAAATGGGCGATTTTAGTCACAAAATAGACCAAAAACTGCCATTTCCGCCTAATTTCACTCCAAAACGTGGCTATCAACGTAAGAAACCACTATCGCCAGGCATTTCTGACGCAGATACCCAACGTCTACGTTATTTAGCACCTTTAGCACGCAGTTACCGCTCTGGAATGGGTTTATCCTCACTTCAAGGCTCTGCAAACACCGAACTTACCGAACTAGCGACGTTTTTACACTCAGAAGGCGTCTCCATCGCCGAATTAGCACGAGCAGCGGGCGTAACTTTCCGTGCAATGGCTCGAAGATTAGGAAAATAACGTGCAAATCACATTAGACCTCTTTCCGTGCAACGTTTCTGCTGCTCCAGCGGGTTTTGTACCCAACGTTCTTGACCTTGAGGTACGTCCACCAACAGAAGGTGCGACTTACCTCCAAGTTTGCCGTGTTTTGGTCGCCGATGGAAACTTGGTTATCGCAATGGACGCTCCGACAGGTGCTCAGATAGTTTTCCAAGAAAAAATAGCGGAGTTATATAATGGAAGCAAGCCAGAGTTTCTCACTAGGGTTGTTACTGCCAGTGGAAAGATGCTAGTTTTCTTTAAGGACAACGGTTGTGGCTGTTCATCACGTCTACGTTCTTGGAATCCGTACAAAACACTTGTTTCTATGAAAGAGAACTAATGCAAGCACTGTTCGACATCTCTCCATTCCATTTCATCATCCTTGCGTTAGCGACGTTCAGACTTTCACGTCTGCTAGTTGTTGACAATATCTTTGAGTGGCTACGTAATTTAATTTGGAAGCGGTTTCCACCGTCGACGTCTTTTGGATATTTCTTTACTTGTATTTGGTGTACGTCGGTTTGGATAGCATCAGGCGTTGGGATTTGCTATACAATAGTTCCTACAGCAACTGTGGTCGTTGCTTCGATTTTTGCATTATCCGCAGTTGCTGGCTTAGTATCCACGCGACTAGATAACTGATTGACAGGAGTCCCTCTTGGGCATCTTTAAGAAAGAGCAAGCACCCGCACAGCGTGGTGCACAAAGAGGCAACGCGTCTACAGGTCGCATCTCTGCTTCAGTTCCGAAGATTACTCCTTCTGGCTTACCCTCAAACTCTGTTTTCCTTAACGTCCAACCCAACAGTGCACCCGTAGCGTCTTACGACATTCCTAGACCACTTACCGCTGCCGCTGCACAAATCAAAGTTGGAGACCGAGGGGAAGCGGAGACTTTTAAAGCCCGCCGTGCTGCATCCTCAAGCACTTGGCAACACGAGGCTTGGGAATACTACGACGCAATCGGTGAAATCAAATACGCCTTCAACTTAGTTGCCAGCGTTGTTTCTCGTGTGCGTCTCTACGCTGCCGTTGTTGCAAATCCATCAGAGGCTCCGTCACCTATCAGAAACTCCGAAAGTGGAGACGAACGTTTGGTTGAAGTTGCCGAACGTGCGTTGGCTCGCCTTGACTCTGCTTACGGTGGTCAGGCTGGACTTCTCCGCGACGCTGCACTTAACTTGCAGGTTACTGGTGAGTGCTACCTAACTCAGGTTCCTGCACGAGTTGGCTCTGGTATTCCAGAGTCTTGGGACATTCGCTCGACTGACGAACTAAACACAGACGGTAAGGGTAACTACGTTATTTCTCCACGTCGCGAACTTCGCTCTGGTGGAAACTCTGCTGCTAGAAACGGTGCAATCATTCTTCCAAAGGGTTCGTTCATCGGACGCTTATGGAAGGCTCACCCACGTTACTCAGAAGAGGCTGATTCGTCTCTACGCGGTGTTTTAGACCTCTGCTCGGAACTACTCCTACTTAACCGTACATTCCGTGCTACGGCTCGCTCAAGGCTTAACGCAGGTGCTCTGTACCTACCTGACGGTTTGAGCGTTGCTGCTAACCCAGACCCGAACTACCCTTACGATGATGCAGATGGCGTTTACACAGAGCCAACCGCAGAAGAGGCTCAAGACGAGTTCGAAGACCAACTCATCGACGCCATGACCACTCCTATTAAGGATGAAGACTCGGCGAGTGCTGTTGTTCCTCTAATTATTAGAGGTCCTGCCGAACTGGGTGACAAAATCAAGCAGTTCAAGTTCGAGCGTTCATTCGACCCTGCCCTAGCAGAGCGTTCTGACCGCGTGCTTGAGAGAATCATGCAAGGTATCGACGTTCCTAAGGACATCGTCACTGGGCTAGCAAACGTTAAGTACTCAAACGCAGTTCAGATTGACGAGTCACTTTACAAGGCACACATTGAGCCACTTATGTTGCTTATCGCCGACGCTCTTACTGTTGTTTACCTACGTCCGTACCTACTTGCTAACGGTTTCCAACCTAGCGAAGTTGACCGCATTGTTGTTTGGTTCGACCCAACTGCTGTTGCAACTCGCAATGACCGTGCAACTGATGCAGACTCAGGTTTTGAAAAGATGGCAATTAGCCTTGAGACGTGGCGTAAGACTCACGGATTCTCTGAGGCAGAGGCTCCATCTCCAACAGAGTTGGCTCTACGTCTGCTTGTTGAGAAGGGTGTAATCACGCCTGAACTTACTGAGGCAATGCTTAACGCTGTTGCCCCAGAGGTTATGGCTAAGGTTCGCCAATTGGCTCAAGAGAACTCCGCTGCACCGATTCCCGAGGGTGTAGACCAAATGCTTCAGGGTGGACAACCACCTGCTGAGGGCGAAATGCCACCAGTCGAAGAACCTGCTGCTCCAGCACCAGAGGAACCCGCTCCTGCTGAACAGCCTACCCCCGCCCAACCTGCTGAACAGGGTGCACCTGCTTTAGCAGAACCTCAAATTGATATCTAGGAGATAAATTGAACGACTACTACCAAAAATCAGAGGGTGGACATAGCAAGGACGACTTGGGTGCAAAACTTGCCTGTATCCTTTCTGACTATGTCATCTTTAAGTTTCTCGCTCAGGGATACCACTGGAATGTTCGCGGTGCTGAGTTCACCCAGTTCCACGACTTCTTCGGTGCTATTTACGAATACGCTGAAGGTGCGATTGACCCAACCGCAGAGAAACTACGCTACCTAGGTTACGACGCTCCATTCTTGCTAGAGGACTTCCTAAGCCTCACCTGCATCGAAGCACGTCCAGTTGGTTACGACCCTATTGCTATGTCTGCTTCGCTGTACGACGCTAATGGCAAGATTCTTAACTACCTTATGGAAGCATTTGAAATTGCTGACCACTGCCGTGAGCAGGGCGTTGCAGATTTCCTTGCAGGACGTATTGACCAGCACCAGAAGTGGAAGTGGCAGATTGGCACAACCATTGGTGCTGACTCCACTGTTGTATCAACTAACTTAATTTAAGGAAAAAAGTTGTCGAACCTAGATAACGAACAGAACCCAGTCAACTGGCTGCTTGGTCAACCTGTTCACGCCACCGAGATTGGTGGTGAAAGATACATTCCAGAGCAGACTCTCTCAGAGAAGATTGACGCTATGCTGGCATCCGCAAACAAGGATGTCCCAGAAGCCCGTAAAGTCCCTAAGAGAACTGCAATGGACGTAGTTGAGCGTTCACTCTACAAGACTCTTGGATTGTCTGACGTTCACCAACGTGTATTCACTGCTACAAGAGAACTCGATGATTACCTAAACATGGCAATCAACGGGCACCAGCCTGTAGTTGCTGGCGGTCACACTGACCTACTACCAATCGGACACCCTCTTTCCACAAATCCTGCTGAGGTATCACTCAGAACCAAGGCTTTGTCGGAAAGCGAATGGGTATCTGCTGACCCAAGAATAAGCGAAGAGTTTAGACCACTCGTTGCGTCAATCTACCTAACCTCGCCGGGTAGCGTTGAGCACAACTTTTTGGTCGCTCGCTTAGAGTCAGCCGACACCAAGGATGTTCCTAAAGATGTGGTGCTAGCAGTAACTGCTGCTGGTAGCCCATTCGGTGGGGGGAACTCTTTTTTAGAACGCTCGGCGAGGGCTAAACTCCAACGACGTGACCGTTTAGGTCGCTTTGCCTTTGTGGGCGGAGGTGCTAGAGCCTTCGTTAAAGACTTAAAGGGATTTATCCATTCCGTAATGGGTAGATTCGTAGGCACTGGCACCGACAGCGACACGTTCGACGTCGAATTCATTGATGACCCAATCATGGGCACTGGCATTTACAGAATGTCTACTAAGACGGTTGCTGGCGTTAAGGCTTACATCCGTAACATAGGCAATCTGTTACAGACCAGCAAACCTAAGTCTGCTGATTACGCACGCGGTTATGCTTTAGACGCTAACAATTTGCAGAAGATTGACGCACCTAACGGTTGGGCAGTAGACACTAGACCAATCACTAAGGGTGCTGCACACAAAAAGCAATTCCTATCTAACGACGGCTACGCACTACGTCAGTACGACTCCACCGCCAACATCCCTTCTTATGACGAGAAAGTCAAGGAAGGTGCTGAAGTTAAGGGTCTCGGCAAGGGCGGTGCAATCGACCCTAAGTACCCTGTCTACGAACTATTCACTAACCCATCTGGCGGTTATGACAAAGAGAAGTGGGACTCGGACGCCAACCGATTCATTGGCTACTACCAAAGTTGGGGAGACATTCAGGCTTCTGCTCAGAGAGCAGATAAGAAGGCTTACAAGAACGTAGATTCTAAGCAAGAGCGAAACATGTGGGGAGACGCACCTGATGGCGACTTCCCTAAGACTTTCGAGCAGGTAGACCCAGCGGATGATAAAAATCCATTCTCAACATACAGAAGCAAGAACAACGCTACTGGTGAAGGTGGATACACAGTAAGAAGATTCCAGCCAGACAAGCACGAGGCTGTCAATGCTGACATGGAAAGAAACACCAGTGCTGGTGCAGAGTTCCAAGGATTTACAAGTGGCTCTAAAGACATTGACCCAGATGAGCCAATCTTTGAGGTAACCCGCCAACCTGCTCCTTGGGAGAAGAACGTTAAGCCAGAGATTATTGGCTACGCTCAGGACTGGGAAGACGTTCAGTCTATGGCTGAGGCTAGCGAAATGTCTATGCCTCGTATGGGCGAGAATCCACGTCGCGAAAAAGTCAGAAAGTTTAAGAAAGACACTGGCTTAGATTATATTAACGAAGACGAAGTAGTAACTCCAGAAGATTTCAAGCAGGGTGAAGATGGTCGCACCTACTACACGCCCGCTGATGAAAATGCTCCTCGTGCAAGAATTACACAAGACTATCGAGGCAACTATGTTACAGAAGTCTACGATAATGCTTCTGACCAGAAGAAACTAAAGCCATCTCACACTAGAACTTCTAGGTCTAGAGAAGAAGCAATCCAAGATGCAGCAGAGTATCTTTCGGAAGAAAATAACATAAAGGCTCCAAGCCCAACCGAGCGTCAAGCAAAGATTGACCAAGAGCGTCGTGGCTTGATGATGTTCAAGCCTAAAAATCAAGATGAAGCCATTCCAGATTCTGAAGTTAAAAAACCTTCAGGAGAAATCTTCCCCATACCTGACGTTTCTAATGTGACTGGTGCTGACGGAAAACAAATTGACCCAGCATTACTTGAGTGGTACGCAGACGCAGATGGTGTTCGTATTCCTGATGCTAATTTGAACGAATCTAATAAGAATCCAGAAAACAGACGTATCAGAGATTTAGAAAACAACAGGGTTCTAGATGGCAACGGTAGGGAAGTAGAGTTTGACCCTAAGTACTCACCAGAGGCTGACCCTAGACCTGACCTGCACCCAGACCACGAGGACGGTTTCTGGGACGCTAACGAAGTAAGCGATAGTGAAGTACAAAGAGACATCACTGACCCTCAGTTGGCTTACGAGGCTCTTTTTGATGGCGGATTTATTGAAGTCAGCGGAGAAGTAGCACTAGAGGCTGTCACTGTTGCGATGGAAGATAGAAAATATATCGGACCTGATGACAATGCGATTGGTCGCTCAGGTCTTGCTCGTGCTCTGAGCAGTGCTCTGCAAGGTCTACCTACTTCTCAGGCTAACCGACTAAGACGTGCCATAAATCCAGCGGCTCTCAACAAAGAGCGTGCTCAGGAGTTGCTTGACTTTATCAACAGCAAGAGTGGAGACCCACTAACTCCAGATGAAATGAAAATGCTTCACCGCAAGTACCGCAACATGGGTGTAGACCTTACAAACATGAAGATGGAAGGTACTAGCAACTACCTAAACAACAACCTAGGTGCCGAGCGTGGAAAGATGCCTCAACTCTCCACACCAGAAGACCAAGCAGACTTCGAGGCTTCTCTTGCACGTCTTGGAATTAAGTTTGAACCTGCGGTTATGACTCCAGACCAATTGACCCCCGTTCAAGCCGAAATGGACATGGGCAACGTCGGTATGATTATGACTTCTTGGCTAGACCCCGAACTTCGTAAAAAGTACAAGATGGATGAACAAGTCCTCTATGTTACTCGTGACGGCTATGTTATTGACGGTCACCACCGCTGGGCATCGGCTCTACTTGCTCAAAAGAAAAGTGGTAAACCTGTAGAACTTAAGTGTGTTGTTGTTGACTTAGACCACGAAGACGCTCTTCGTATCTGTAATGAATACAACGACCACATTGGTGTCACTCGTCAAACTCTAGGTGCAACTTCTGCCGATGATAAGGCAACTCCTAAGCGTGATGTGGGAGGTGAAGTTGGCAGGAAGGGTGTTTTCCCGAAAGACGCCAGTCCTCCAGTATCGGCACCTTTACCTGAACCGCCAGATGAACCATCCAGCGGGCAACCATTGGCTAGACTTCCCGAAGGCTCGCCTAGACCTCAGTCTCCGCCACTTCCTCGAATGGGCGAGACCGATTTCTTAGATGCAGAAAAACCTAAGACCGAGAAGATTCCAATTTTTATCGCTCCTCAGGCTTTTGACGTCAACTCTCCAAATTTTGGTAGAGACTTTATGCCAACAAACGACAACGGGGCAAACCCTGGATTAATGCCTACCCCAGACCAAGGTAAAGAATTTGATGCTTGGCTCAAGCAGTGGGAAGAGGGCGACCAAGAAGTCAAAAAACGCATTAGCGACAGAATGGCTAAAAAGCACGGCAAAGATTTTGCCAAAAGATTTATTGAATTAAATAAACTTCTAAACACCAAAAGTGTAAACATTACCGAACTCAAGAGAATGGCTATAGAGGAATGGGCTAGTGGTCGAAACGGTGCTGAAGAAGCAAAGGCTGAAATTAGAATAGCGTTAGATAGACAATTAAAAAGAGATAAAATTGAATTACCTGAAGGGGATTTTCAAGCATTATTCGAATCTTACAAGAAAAAATACTTCCAAGATGAGTGGATGTCTCTCCTAGAAATTAGAAATAGAGCCGAGGCGGGGGATAAGAACTCTAGAGCATATTCACTACTCAAAAACGGTCTTGATGCACAAAATGAACTCCGAAAAAATAGGAGAGAGTTTGACAAACTTGGGCGAGACTTGTCCATTTTCTCTCAGGAAGAGTACAGAAGGTTTATGGAGGAGTCTGGCGTACCTATGTACGACGGAGACGGCTCCGAGGTATTTGAATTTAATACAACCATGTACAACCAAGTAATCGAAAAATCTCCTGCTGGGGAAGAAGTAAGCAGAATTGTTGAAGTTAGTCAAGGCAAAGACTCTGGTGCTAAAAAGGCTGCTGAAAGAGCGACTCTCGCTGCATTAAAGCGTTACCCAAAGTGGATGATTGATGCCCTAACCGAGATGGCAAAGAAGACCCCTAGTGGCAAAATTCAAATTGAGTTGGACTATGCCCACCACAACGACAAGGATGTCGATAGTAGGGGGTTCTTTAATGTCGTCAACGGTAATTTGCACATTAGGTTGTCTGCCAACAACAACGACCACGGATTGCTAGATTACGAAGAAACCGCTTCGCATGAACTAGGTCACGCACTTGAGGCTGCAATACCTGAAATCCGTCTTGCCGAGTGGTCTCTTTTGACTGGCAGAACCAGAAGGGTGACTCAAAA